GCCAAACGCGATATCACACTACGTGCTTCTACCGGAGATTCTACCAATACCTGGCGTGAATTCGGTCTATGGGTTCCTATCCGTCGAATGTGGTCATACGATAAGGATCAAGACACCACTCCAGGCGATCAACTACGTTCCATTAAGGGTTTCAATTACTACGTATGCTGGCAAATCTACGCTAGTGATACAGCCGGGAATATCTCTGCTGGCAATTCTGTCACTGCACATATTGATGCTACGACGTATTTCAAGAATGTTTAATTAAAGAGTGGACGAGTTAGCTTGACATATGTTACGTTAGCCATAAACCAATCATACTCGTCTCCCCCATGAGGCATTTCCCCTAGGGGATCCATGTCTCCATTGCAAAGCAGGATGCAAGGTCTTCCCCATTGAATAGTCCTTGGAGCCCGGTACTTTCCAGATATGGTAATAGATCCTTGTCCGCCGAAGAATCCTTTCCTGTTAGGGATGTGTCCCCAAGGAATGTCGTCAAATATGACGTATCTTGCGCCATCGCGGAAGTCGTCCATGCACCATCGCCCATTAAGGTAAACATGAGCTCCGAGAGATCTCGCCCAGCACGTCTTTCCGAGTCGAGAAGGTCCGACGAGCACAAGCGACCTAGGTCGGTCTTCCTACCCCGATATGGGAGATAAGATTAGATTAGATAAGATAGCCGAGAGAATCCCCCTAAGCGGGACAGATATATAGATAAGACATGCGGCGTATGCCGCGTGCACTGTGGCGTCAGCCACAGATGTGGCGCTTGCGCCACCATACCTTGGGAAACTCGTGTTCCACCCAACTAGCTAAGTCCTCCGGCAGATCGAAATCCGTGTGAACGGGTTGATGTTCTTCCGGTTCTGGTTTGAAACGTTTGTTCGCGAACGACGTCAGACGGTCGTGGTACAGGACGAAGTCACGTGGACGTTTCTTCTCGATTATGTCGAAGAATTCATCTGCATTACGCGCTCCACAAGCCTCTGCAAAAGGCCCGCGTTCCTCGCCGAGTAGCAGTGTATCGTCAAAGTCGCCGTCCTTGCGGGCATAGCGATAAGCAGCTCGCAGGTTTCGCACTCGCCCGATATTAGCATGACATCCGCCGACGTCAAACGTCCGTGCACTCGTGCAGTCATAGACTCGAGACCATCCGACAAGTGCGTGATGATGCACACCTCCGTCGGTATGCTGCTCAGTAGCGATGACCCATCCAGATGCTCCGAGCTCCTGTAGAAGACTGGCGATCGCGGATCGTTCGATACCATCGCTTCGTGGCCAGGTGATGAAAAGGTGTTTGCTGCGCACGCGGAAAGTCGGTTCGGAAACGAGAGTGATACCGTCGTCGGCAGATGGCTGGGCCATTAATATTACAGGCCCAGCCTTGCCATTTGCCATACCTTTTATAGGTATAAAAACGCAAGGCTACCCCTGCACATTCTAGCGATGACTAAACGTGCTTGGGCTTGGCGACGCGGACAATTTATCCCGTTCGCCGACGATATATCCTTAAAAAGACGGCGTTTAGACGCAGCAGCCGAGGTTTTAGCCGCTTCAGGAAATCCGGAAGCCGCCGGGGCTATCGAAGCAGTCGGAAATCTATTTTCAGGCCCTTCAGTCAACGTACGGGCACTAGGAAGAACCAATCGCGCAGCTTTTTCTCAGGCCTCGCGCGCAGCCTTCTCCAAAACGAGCCGCATGGCTTTCCGAAGAAGGAAATTCAGTCGTCGACGATGGCGTGGACGCCGACGTCGTATGCCATTTCGGGCAAGAGTGAAAAACGTCTTGCTGTCACTCGTCGAACCCCAATCCAATACGGACAATTATGGCGAAGCGGTGTACACCGCGGGCGACGCCACTACAAAAGTTCTATATATAGTCAATCCTCCCGCCCAATTAGCCGTCGGGGATAACGATCACAACATTCACGGTAACACGGTCTGGCTTAAAGGGATCAAAGTGCGCGGTCGTGTGCGCAACGACGAGTCTGCCAACGTTATCAAGTTCTCAATTTGGTGTATTCGTACGCGTCAATTTGCCGATCTTCCCAATTCTGTGACCACTTATGGCAACACCACCACGTTCAACACCAATCCAACGCAAGCAGCCGGAAATGAAAATAACATTCGCCAATGGGATATCATCTCTGGCACGGAGCCTCAAGTCTTTGTTGGCGACAGCTCTGGCGTTTCTAAGTTCGACCTCGATTACGTCACCGTTCTCGCCAAACGCGATATCACACTACGTGCTTCTACCGGAGATTCTACCAATACCTGGCGTGAATTCGGTCTATGGGTTCCTATCCGTCGAATGTGGTCATACGATAAGGATCAAGACACCACTC